TGTGCCAGCCGTAAGGCCAGGTACTGCTCCATCGTCATCCGATGGTTGTAGAGCGTGTACTTGAGCACTCGATGTGCTCGCTCTTCAGGAGTCTCGTTCTCTCTGATCTTCCTCAATGCCAGAGCACGAGCTGAAGGCTTCTCTGACCTGACGCGCATTTAGCGCTTCCCTCCGAGAATCTCGCCTAGCGGTAAGAGCCTGCTCTTGCCATCTCGTTTAAGAGAGGATTTAGGAGAGATTCTGTTCTGCTCTACGCTGCTCTGCTCTGGTACCGTTGACTCACCCCTGTTTCGTGCTCGCCAAGTTTGTCCACGCGCGACCGAGGTTGGGTCGACTTGGTACCGAGAGTAGTTCGAGATCGTCACGAGACCATCCCCAGACTCGCTGAGAAGGCCGATCTCGATCAACTTATCCACAGCCCTACCAAGGCGCGGTCCGATGACCTGCTTCGCGTGTGTCCGATTCTTAAAGATGCCGCCGGAGCGCATCGTCTTGACCTCAGCGATGAGGGTGATAAACGCTCGGAACTGCGTGTCAGTCAGAGCTGCGATCTTGTCATCCTTGTGGCTGTTCACATCCCACTTGACCCATAGACTCATGTTGTCCTCCGCTCTACGAATGGATTCTCAGGCTGACCGTACACGGTGCACTCACAGGCCTTATCGATCTTCTCAAAGGTATTCCAGAACGATTGCACCGCATCCTCTAGCGATGAATCCGAGCCGCCCCAGATCTTGCACCGGTCATTGAAGCCGTATTGATTGACAGAAACATTCCAGCGACCACTGAACGCGATCTTCACCGTGGGCTTGCCACGATGCCGACTCCGCCAGTGCGACGCAATGCCATTTACGACTGCTTCGATATCCACTGGTCCTCCTTGTGTTAGTGGCTGGGAGAGGTGGAGGTCACCAGTCTCTCCCAGCCGTAGATGATGCCGATCAGATCAGAACGGCAGTGACTCCAGGTCGCTCTCGTTGCGCTCAGGCTCGCCGAGTGGCGCGGTCTGTGCGTTGACCCAGGCGATGCTGGGCTTGCGCTTGCAGAACTGGCCGCTGCTGTCCTTCCCACCACAGGAATAGAACGCGCTGTACTCACGACCAGTCTTGCTCACCCCTGCCGGCTTGAACTGCCAAGCCGTGCGGTGCTCTGGGCATTCGCCCTCTGCGAAGAGCAGGGCGGCCGCGATGACTGGATCACTCGTAGAAACCGAAGGCTGAGACACCTTCACAGAGTCCACGGAGAGGGGTCTAGGAGCCACGGAGAGGCTCGCTCCTGTGCCTGACGCATAAAGAGACCGCCCCACACCGATCTGTGCAGCGCAGCGACGCAGAGCGTCGGAGGCTGCTGACTTGTATGGCTCGTCATCCTGCGCGCTGTTTGGGTAGCCAAAGTCCTGTCGGACGGTGGTCACGCCATCGATCACGGCGATCAGTGTGCCGTGGACTACCTTGGCGGCAGGGTCTGCCACCTTGACCTCAAACTGCCAGCCAGCCAGACCGAGCACATCGTCAAGGCGTTGAGCTACGGCTCGCGCATCGGCGTAGGTGAAGGTCATGCCGCCGCGCCCTGGGCGCGTCTTTAGATCGGCTCCGGTAAAGGGTGCGGCCAGTGCCGCTGCGATTTGCTTACTCATTCTCTGGTCCTCCAATGGTCTCTACAGGTAGCAACTTTGCGGCTACCAGATTTAGTGAACTCGCCTTTGCAATGTGTCCGCTCTCGAATACGGTTCCCTCCTTCACTTCTGTTGCCAGATACAGATACTGGCTCTTATCCATCACTCCGAGCAGCCACGCGCGCTGGTACTTATCCGCGTGGGGTGGCCCATTGCGGTCCTCTCCAGGCGCGAGCTGCAAGTGAACGAAGGCGTAGTAGTCCACCGCTTGGTGGTCTCGGATGTAGTCAAAGACGCTGACCTCAACATCGTTGGCTGCCGGTCGGCTCCACCCCTTGGTCTTGACATCGACCTTGAGACCGCACACCTCGTAGTCGTGCGTCGTGAGGTCCACTGGGATGAACGGCATCTTGCGCTCGCTGAGTACCGCCTCAAACACGGCCTGACCTAGCACGCCAGTCCAAGTCGTGTTGCCGTCCGCCTTCTCCTTTCGGAAGCGCAGCGCGCTGCTGGACTGCGCCTGCTTGAACATCTCTTCAGCCCTGACCTTGATCGCGGTGGTGAGTTCTACTTCGATCACGCTTGATCCTCCTTGCCGCCAAAGACTCGGAATACTCGCGCCCCTGGCTTCTCTGCGGTGAAGCGCTTGATGGCTTCACCGTAGGTGTCTGGAGCAACCGTTCGCAGGACATCTGCGATGCTCTCCCAGTCCACCTTGACGCTGCTCTTGTTGGTCTTCCAAGTGGCAAGCCAGCCCTGACCCTTCACGCCTTCACCGTCACCGATGGCTTCCTTGATAGCGATTGCCATCTCCTTGAGTGCAGCGTCAGCAGCCTCTGCCTCCACCTTCGCCTCAATGTAGAGGCGCGCGATGTGATCGAGCTGCGGATCTGCCTTCGCGTAGGTGTTGCTCACCTGCGGCTTGACCTCTGCGAGTGTGTCGCTGTCGTTGCCGGTCAGCGGCGGTGGGGTCTTGGTCTTGACCAAGTCCAGGAACGCCACGGCCTTATCGAACAGCAGCGTCTGGTAGATCGGATCAGCCTCTACGCGCTCAATGCGGAACACCAGCCCAGAGAGCAGCACCGCGACATCGCAATACGACGCGCCAGTGATAAACATCTGCCACTGCACCTGATCCACATACTCAGGTGGAACTGGGTACAACTGCCAGCGGTTGCTCGTTGAGGTCTTGATCTCTACGAGACCGTCGGTGTCGCCCACAATGGTGCGATCCAGTGAGGCCATCGCCCACGGATGCTCCTTGAGGCGCACGATGCCATTGGACTTGCGCAGCTTCTTGCCAGTCTCGGCGGTGTAGTAGTCGGCGACTGCCTGCTCTAGCAACTGCCCACGCTGTGCCGCTGCGCCTGCCTGCTGCTCACCGACCTGACCAGTCAACTCCGCCCAGAGTCGGTAGGCCGTCTTGTACGGCGAAGTGCCGTTGATGGCGGTGATGCCGGTGGCGGTGATGCCGCCCTTCCGCATCTCGAACCACTCTGGACTGCGCTGCGGCGCAGATACAAACTCAAAGCGCTTGCTCACTTGTCCTCCTCTCGCCATTGGCGATCTACTTCTACGATTCTCCTGCCGATCCATTCAGCCACTGGAGCAACTACACCATTGCCGCAGCAGCGATACCGGTGCGAGTCCACGCCGAGCGGCAGCAAATCTTGCTCTTCAAGCGTGTCACCTTGACTGTCAAGAAGCACGGCTGGCGCACCTGCGCTGTGTGCCATTGACTGCGCTTGATCCTCTGTGACATTGGCATTACTGCCAAACCGCGAAGGGAACGATAGGATCGGATCACTGACGGTGAGTGGCAAAGTGTCTCTCCGGCCACCTCCATTTGGCGATGTGAGAGTGAATGCCACCTCATTGTTTCGGTACGCCATCAAGTCTCTGGCTCGGAGTGCGTTCATCGAAGGCGCAACAGCGTCAACTGGAAAGTCGTACATCTCAAAGTTTCCTACCCTCTGCGTGTCCAGCTCTGCGTGATTGTCCAGCCGTCTGGCCAGCCCATCAGCCGCTCGCACTCCGTCGGTGTCAGGCGACGGACTGACGATGAGGGGCTCATCAATGGTGCTGTTGACTCCTTTGCTGAATCGTCGTGTGAGGGCGCTGGCAACGAGTGTGTCTCCTCCGTCTCCGCGCTCGCCGCGCTTTGCAAGACTTGCTCGGACTGTGCCAGCGATTCCAGAGCCGTCTGGAGCGCCGGCGGTAACACCTTGCCCCTGCGTCCAGCGCGGCGCAGGATGCCGCTCGCAGCCTTCGCACTCAAGGAGAACCTCTGCGGCGCGGTCGGATTCAAGACTTGCGATAAGGAACACTCTACGCCGTCGTTGGGCGACTCCGAAGTAACGAGCGTCCAGAGTTCGCCACGATACGCCATACCTGAGTTGCTCCATTTCGTAGAGAAGCCTTCCGAAGTCAGCGCCGCCGTTGGAACTGAAGAGCCCAGGGACATTCTCCAGCACGAGCCACCGAGGTCGTCGCTGCTCCACAAGGTCAAGGAAGGTGAAAGCAAGGCTGGATCGCTTCCCTGCGAATCCAGCTCGCTTTCCTGCAACGCTGAGGTCTTGGCAGGGGAACCCTCCTGACCAGATGTCTGCTTCTGGGATGTCATTGGCGTTCACCTCCGTAATGCTCCCAAGATTCGGAGCGCTTGGGAATCGCTCTGCGAGAACTGCATTGGCGTATGGATCAATCTCGGAGACACTGACGGTTTCAATGCTGGCGCGATGGAATCCAAGATCTAGGCCGCCTACGCCAGAGAAGAATGATGCGTGCTTCAACGAATCACCAACTCGAAGAGGATGACCGCGATGATCCAAGCAACCATCAATGCGACGGTAAACTTGGCGCGCTCTCGCGTTCGCTCTTGGCGCTCTAGGCGCTGGTACTCCGATGTGAAGTACGGCCGCACAACCATCTTGGGCGTGCTCTTACGATTGACTTTCACAGTGACCCTCCTACTACCAACACGATGTAGATGCACGCGATGAAGATCGCGTAGCCAATACCGTCAATGATTGCTGACCTCATTATCGATCACGCACCTTTCCGGACTTGGTCACCGTGAAGTAGAACTTCGGTGACTCGTTTGGAATGGTGGTCGCACACGGCTTGCAGATGCGCGTGTAGATGTTGTTGTTATCAGCACTGACCCTTACAGGCTTGCTGCACATCCAGCACTGCTTGGTAATCCTCTTGTCCATCTTGACCTCCTTGTCAGTCCAGCCGAGTGGCTGTGTCCTGCCTGACATAGGCATCATAGGGTCAACGGTTCGCGGCTGTCAACCGTGTTGCGCGGCTATTTTTTATGCAGAGTGAATAGCCCCTGGGTGGGGAGGGTCCACCCAGGGGAAGCCGCCTAGGACGGCTGCGACAAGTCCTCTAGAGCGAAGGCGATCAGGAGCCGTAGGCAGATGCCACACAGGAGCACCTGCTCAGACTCGACCTCCCAGACCCTGCTCTGTAGCTCACAGACCGAGCAAGTGCCGTAGGGGCGCTTGACTCGGACTGGCACGGCTTACTTCCTAGTCAGGCCGTAGGTCGTCGTGTCCCTGTCTAGGGCCTTTACGACGATACCCAACCCACTCGCCAAGCCGGCACTCACGATCGTTCGGAAGTCTCCGCCCTGGATATCGAGCAGTGGGATGCCCAGACCGAGCGCCACACTGATGGACACGGTTAGGAATGTCTTCACGAAATCCAGCCCAATTTCAAAAATCTGAGTGCTCGCGGCGATGTACTTGATACCTGCCCAGATTCGGTTCATACCCTTTTCCTTTCTAGTAGCAGCGGCTGCTGCATTGATGACGGCGAGACCGTCTGCGGCGATCGCGCCCCAGTCAGCCTTGCCGATCTGATCCAACTGCGCCTGTACAGCGTCAGGTGTCTTAGTACCCTCTGCCACCTTTCGTGGCTCTGCGTGGCTCCTAGGTGCCTCTACGGCGATTTTAGGAGCAGGTGCTGGCGTAGGTGCGACAGGCACGACTGGCGTACTGGCAACTGGCGCGGCTGCTGGCGCAGGCGCGGCTGCCTTCTTGCCTGGATGGGTCACGATCAGCACACACTTGTAGTCAATGCCAGCCTTCTTCGCCTTGGACTTGCTGTTGGCGATCTGGCGGAGCTGCGCCTCCGTCACTGGCACGCCGTACTTCTCAGCAGCGACCTTCTCGTCGCGTGTCGGACAAGCCCACTGCCAGCCGTGGTCTTCACACCACCCAGCGCTGGTCATGTGGCCGTAGCCGAGTTTGATCTTCTCTGGCTTTTGCTTGCTCCACCACTTGTGCCAGCGGTCATGCCACGCGCTGATCTTCACGCCCTCTGGGTAGCCCACTGCCTGCTGAACCCAGATCTGAAGCGCTGCGCCACCCTTAGCTGCGGCGACTGCGTCTGCCCATGACTTCGCATAGCGAGCCTTGCCGCCTAGTACGGCAACGGTCTTGGCTGCTTCAGCCAGCGAGCCGCCAGCGTCGCTCACCCCTTGCTTATCCTTGCGCCCTGTCGCCTTCTCGAATGCGGCTACGCCTTGCGCTGCGCTGTAGTCGACCGTGTATCCAGAAGCCCACGAGACTGCGGCTGCACAGGATGACCAGGTGCAGTCATCTAGGATCTGCTTGCTGCCCTTTAGTTGGGCTTCAGCGTCGGCGTAGAGCTGCGACTTGACCTTGTACTTCACGCTGCTACCTCCTGCTTGATCAGCACTGCAAGTGCGCGACCGGCTGCGTCGTAGTCCAGAGCAGCGGTGACTGGGTGACCAGCCGTTACGCCCACGGCGTACTCCTTGCCATCGTTCTCAATGCGCCAGAGCGTGCCACCGAATGCGGTGTGATCATCGTTCGGTACAACAGCGACCCACTCCATTGGCGCGGTGTCAACGCGCGTCCAGCCCTGTAGGTGTACCTGCTCGATGTGGTCTGCGTGTGGCATCAACCCTCCATCCACCGTAGTGGTCCAGTCAGCAGCCAGATCAATGTGAGACCGCCGAAGAGTGCGGCCATCGTGGACTGCGTGTCGCCCTCTGGCAGAACGACCACAGCGAAGAGCAAGCCTAGAATCGTCCAGGCTCCACCGACGAGATCAACGATGATGCGCTTGATCACTTGCTTGCCTTTCTCGCCGTAGCCGCTGCGCTAGATGCAGCAGCCACAGCAGCACTTGCCACCTGGCTGATCACGATAGCGACCGCCACCGGCGCAGCCTTCTCTTTCTCGGCAGGTGAGAGATCTTTGCCTAGGTTGGTGATCGCTTCAATCGCCTGCGTGACGGTCTCAGCGACAGCAGCAACAGCCTCACCAACTGCCGCAACCGTTTGCTCTGCAATGTTATCTGGTGACGGTGTCGGTTCAGGTGTTGGCTCCACGCTCGGCGCTACGGATGGTGAGTCAGTAGGTACAGGAGTGGGATCAGGAGTAGCGGACTCACTCGCACTAGGTTCTGGCGTAGGGTCAGCCGTGGGCGACGGCTTGGGTGTGGGAGTCGGTGATGGGATCGGCGATGGTTGGACACTTGGCACCTCACTTGGTGACGGCTCCGGCGTAGGTGTCGGAGACGGCTCAATGCTTGGCTCTACAGATGGTGACGGTTCTGGGGTTGGTTCTGGTGAAGGCTCCACACTTGGCGAAGGCTCTGGAGTTGGCTCTACAGATGGCGTAGGATCTGGCGATGGACTTACTGAAGGACTTTGCTCTGGCGTTGGCTCAACAGATGGCTCTAGGCTTGGCTCTAGTGTCGGTTCTGGAGTGGGTGACGGCGCGATATATGTCGAATCGGTAACGGTCAGGAAGCCAGCACCACAGCAGGAGTCGGTCGCATTGATCGCCCAGCCGTACACATCTCCAACGCGCAGCTCGATGAGGATGCTTCCCTGCACATCGTTGCCCTGGCTGGGCTGGACTAACAGCGTCTCTACGCCATTCAGCAGGAACAGCGGACGGTCAAAGAATGGCGAGTCAATAGTGGTGTAGTGCCACAGCGCGGAGTAGGTGAAGTCGCTCTCAGCCACGGCCGTGTAGGACGCGGTGTTAGAGCCGCCTCCCTCATTGGATCCAGCCAGAGTAAAGCCGCCGTCTATCTCGGTGACCGAGCCACCCTTGGTGCTGGTGAATGTCCATACCGGCATCGCCAGAATAGGCGCGACCAGAGAGCAGGTCAGGATGATCCCCAGCAGTGGGAACGAGAGCCGCTTCACTTAGAGAGCAGCGATGCGATTAGTGGCACAAGCACGCTGAACAACAGCCCTGCGATAGCCACTAGTCCTCCTTTGAGTTTGTCCACCGTTGAGCGCACCTCATCCAACTTTACGGAGTGTGCGTCTAGGCGCGCGATCAGCTGGTCAATCTGGCGTGGGGTCATCGTGACTCCATCGCGGCAAGCCGCTCTTCGAGATCATTGACGCGAGCATAGAGCGCAGCGATAAGAGCGGTTGCGTCAATGGTCTCAACGCGACCCTCGCCGTCATAGCCAACTGCGTGTGTAAGCCCAGCAGCCTCTACCTCTTCAGCGATAAAGCCAAGACGAGTAGTGCCGGCCTCATCCGCAATGGTGCTCTCGTAATGCCGTGGCTTGATCTTCCGAGCAGCCTCTAGGACGGCCTCATCAGCGTCAACGATGTTCGTCTTGTAGCGCGCGCTTGATGAGTTGCGGCGCAGGGTATACGCCGTGCCGCTGCTTAGTACCCAGATTGCCGCATTTGCAGTCGCGGTCGTCGTGCTGATGCTGTCGTTAAGGATTGAGCCCTCGGTGACGATGCTGCCGTCAGTATCTAGACCGCCGGTCATATGCGTGCGTGTGCCGTCGTCGTAGATGTAGCGGCTTGCCGTCGTGCCGTTCATAGGATAAAAACGCTCGGCATAAATGTAGGCGTAGTCGTTTGTCACATCGCCGTTGAAAAATCGGAAGACATTTGCTCCTTGCATCTGGATTCCGCCAAGGAAGGTATTGGAACTATTGCGGAAGAGCAGCCTTGGGTCGCTTCCTGCGGTGTCGTGCAAGAACACATCTCCACCAGCTACAAGCAATCGTAGGTCGCCAGTGGTGGCCACATTTGCGACATTTAGCACGCCCAAATCTGTACCGTTGGTAGTGATGTATGCGCCGTCAGGGGCAATCAGATTGACGCTCGCATCAACGCCAGCCTCAATAGTTGCGGTGGTGTTCGCGGTCAGGCTGATGTTCTCGCCAGTGCCGATGATGTCGCCAGTAGCGATCAGGTTCAGATCGCCGCCGCTCTCCATCGTATTGCTGACGGAGCCGAGCCAATAACCATTCATACCTACTACGAGATTCTCGCCAGTAGATGCGACCAGCGACAGGTCGCCGCTCTCACTGAGGATGTATGCAGGCTGGTAGGTTGCAGGGTCGCCCTTGTCGGTGAGGATCAACTCAGGCAGACCGTGCGCCAAGCGCACCTCTGTCAGATCGACTACGCGATTCGCTGACTGCGTTGCGATTGTTGCAATGGTAATCGTCATGAGCACATATGCAGCATCCGCTGGGGCCGTTGTATTGGTTAGGTCAGGAGCAACGGCGTAGAGATCTGGAGCGGTGATGCCAGTCGGACCCTGGAGGCTGTTGAATCCGTAGACATCAGACTCAAATGGTGTTCCAGTGGCGGTCACTCCATCTGCCTTGTAGAACTCGCAGGTAAGTTTGGCAGTAGCCTGCGTGCTATTCGTGCCGTTGTCAAAGGTTGCCTCTGCGTAGAACGAGAACGAGCGAGAGGCAGAGGATGCGACAGGCACATATCGAGTCAGGGTTGCGCTCTTGCCAGTCAGGGTGCCGCTTGCCACCGTGAAGCGCAGCACATTGCCAGAGCCAGCACCAGCGTCTGCGACGATGGCGGCCGTGATTGCGCCAGCGCTGTTTACATCGGTGAATGTCCAGTAGGGCAGTGGGTTCTCTTCAGTGACCGTGTCGCCAGCTGCGTCTGGTGGAATGGCGAAGTCGCCGTTCGCTACGCCAGCCTGGATCTCACGCAGCGCAGCAGGACCAAACAGCAGTGCGGTCTCTCCGTCGCTCGATGTGCTGACAAGCGGTGCGCCCTTGTCGGCGTTGACTCCACCCTCAAACGCTCCGAAGCCCTCTAGGTTTGTGCCGTACTTACCCATCTCTACTCTCCTGCAATGAGGCCACGAAGCCCCTTGAGATACTGCCTGCGGAAGTCCGCTTGAATATCGTATTGCACCTGATAGGTGCCGCCACCTTCTGC